AATGTTTTCAAAATCAATCTGTTCTTCGATTTGATCGATGAAAGCATCAGGGAGATCATCCCCATCTTCGTTTACTGTTGCTGAAGAAATCAAATCATCTGGTGAAACCAAATCAAATCTCCCAAGAGAATGATTGTATCTCAAAAGATATTTTGTTGTTGCACGAGAAAGTGATCCTTGTTGGTTATTTACAAACCCAAGACGAGTACTGTTTCGAAAAGTCATGAGAAGGGACCTCCATCAATATCTCCCTGAGCATCACCAAGGTCAATTTGTGATTCAATCTGAGTAATGAACTCATCTGAGAGGTTTCCGTCTTCCGAAGATCTTCCAAGAATGGTGTCAGCATCAACCAGAACAAACTTACTGGTGTTATTATCCCAAGAAACGATCTTTCCATCTGCTGCTGCATTTAGAGTTCCAAAATCCACATCAGTGGCATCTTGAAGTTCTCTGACTGGTTTGGTCGATTGAACAGTCGCTTTTGTCGCGGCTTTTCTACCAACTGAAGATGATGCGCTTGTTGACCTTCTGATGGTTGCCATGAGTTTTAGGTCGAAATTCCTGCTGTTACCAATGCTTGCCCTTCAACCATTCTTGAAACCACGTTACTTGATGATGTCAAATAAACATCGTAATAATATCTTCCAGGTTTCAGAGTCTGAGTAATGGATGATGCCATGGAGATGGTAACTTCTCCTGTTGCTCCAGTGATCGACACAGAAAAACTTGTTGCAGTTGCTGCTCCAGGATATTTTCTAATTTTTGAAGTTCCCGAATAACCAGCCAAATTGGTGGCAGAACCATCCGACTCCGTTGAAGTGAAAAGTTCACTAAACGTTGTTCCTTGAGGAATAACAATGTTAACTGAGGGAACGGCAGCCATTTTTATCCTTTTTAACTATTTATGTCTTTGGCTGAATTCTTAAGAAGTTTCTGTAATTCAGCAGTGGAACCAACAAACAGGGCATTGTTGACTGTTGTTGGTCCTTTCGATTCTTCTTCTTTAGTAACATCCTTCAGTTTCTTCTGAAGATCAAGCAACTTATCGGTTGCATCAGCGACGTTCTTAATCAACTGACCAGCAACCTCATAAGCACGAGGCATTTCGCTCTCCTGTGCTAATTCGAGGATTCCGTTGATTGCTTCTTGTCCTTTTTCAATGATCGAATAAAGATTACCCCTTGTGTATTCGTAGTCTTTCTTGATATCTTCCGTTGAAGATTGGATTTTGGTAATTTTATTTTCGATATCATTTGTTTTTACCTCAGTGATTTCAGTTGGTGTCACGTCAAATGTTTCGTCAAGTTTATCAAATTTACCAGGCATAAGTCAACCTCAGAACACAGTACCACTAAATCCAAAGTCATCTCCAAATTCGATTAGTGCATCATCAGCAGCAGTGATGTTATAAACATTTGCGCCGCTAACATGTTTTTCTGGAATTGTGTTATCCTGACCTCTTCTAACTGTCAAGTTGTTTCCACTAATCTTAGTGACAAACATTTCTTCCTGACCGATGTAAATGTAAGTTTCTGCTGTAATTCCAGAACTACTCGTGACAGGAATAATAACATCTCCAAGATCGATGTTTGCTGTTGTGGTTGTAACAACAGTTCCATCGTAATCCTTTGTCGCTCTTGGAGTAACTTGATAAGTGAGATCTCTTTCTGCGTTCTTCTTGGTTCCAGCAAGATAACCAACAGTGACCTTCTTGACGATGGTGTCGGTAACATCGGTGATGGGACCGAACAGGTAAGTCTTTGCTGTGAAATTCAGTGTGTAAATGAGAGCACGTCTTGTATCAAAATTTCCCTCATAGTCATCAGACATTATAATGTTATCCAATTGAATTGGTATATCTCTTTTCTCTTTTAATTCTCCCAAGAAATTCACTGAAAGATTATAATGTGGTTGAAAATAAGGAAGAATTTGTTCAACGATTTGAAGCATGTCATCATTCAACTTGGTGTAAATGACAAGTTCAAAACTCATGTTATAAGGAACTGGCATGTAGTTCTTTTTGATGTTTGCACCATCAGGAGTTTGATTGATGATGGTTTGCATCTGTGTTGACTTACGACTTGGATCGTAAGTCAGACCAGTGAACTCAAAAGACATTCTTGGAAGAGTAATCTGAACAGGACGATTCAGATCTGCTTCCTGCTGCATTCTTGCAAGAAACTTTTGAGTGGGTCCATAAGCAAGAGGAACTTGGATTTCACTAAAGGTGTCATCCGAAGCATCTTTATGCTGAATTGTAATTCCATTAAAAAGGGATCCAAATCCAATAATTACGGATCTGAAGACCTCATTGTAAAAATATTCAAACATTGCTCTTGCTAAGGAATATTAGTTATTTAGTTATGGCATCCCAAAGGGGTTTGTTTCGGTGAAATCGAGCAATGCGTCTGCTGCTGCCTCAATGGTGTCATTATCAGCGAATGGAGTAACAAGATCATCCTTATTCTGAACAGACAAGACGTAGTATGCTCCAGAAGACTCCCCTTGAATTGCTTCTCCAGCGGTAAAGGTTCCATCGACGATTGAAACTTCCAGGAGGAATGTTGAAGCAGTCCACTTCTTGACTCTTGCTGTCGTTCCTGATGTTTGACCAGTAACAATTTCGTTGAAGGTATAAGTTCCAACCCCAACGGTTGCTCCGATTCCAGTTGGAGCGTCGATGGTAATTGTTGGTGCGACCGTGTAACCACATCCAGCATTTTGAATGTAAGCAACGGTAACAATTCCAGCAGCGTTGATTTCGCCCCACCCTGTCGCAGTTGTTCCAGTTCCAGGACTGGTGAAAGTGAAGACTGGATTTGTTGTGTAACCAGAACCACCACCAGTGATTGTGACAACACCGACACTTCCGGTTGTGCAGATTCCAGTGGTTGCTGCAGCGCCAGATCCGCCTCCACCTTTAATGGTGACCCAAGGCGCAAGTGTGTAACCACATCCAGGATTGGTCAGATTGATTGCAAGAATCTTTCCACCATATTCACCATTACAATTGGTGTAAATGTTGGTAATTGAAGCGACACCAACTGCTGTTGTTCCTCCAGCAGGAGCAGCAGAGAAACTTACAGTTGGTTGACTCTCGTAACTGCCGCCCATGTTTGTGATGTAAACAGTTTCAACTGCTCCAGATGCACAGTAACTTGTAATTGCAGTCGCAGTTGATGCCACACCAACCATTGTTAGAGTTTGAATGTAACCAATTTGATCAATCTCATTATCGATGTCAGTAACACCAGTGTCGAGAACCTCATCCTCATAACGGAAGGGTTCACAGGTCAACTCATAAACATAAGTGTCTCTGAGTTGATAAAAAGGTTGTTCGTGCTCAACATACTTGATCTCAAACAGACGATCACCCAGAGGGAAATAAATCAAATCTCCTTCTTTTGGTCTTGATGAGAGTTCGATGTTTGCAATGTCTTTGATCAGTGGTGTGATGTAATTTTCATATCTTTCTTTGGAAATTGTGATGACCAAATCATCTTTTTCTTCAATTCCAAATTTACTTAGAATTGTTTTTTGCCCACCAAATCCATCATAAGTGTTTACATATGCTTCCAAAGGATAAGCATTTGTGAACTCAGATTGAACGACTTCTCTGATGGTTGTATTTGTTTTTGCGTCAATTCTTGACAGGTAATAACACTCAACTCCATCCATACGAAGTTGTTCGTTTACCAAGTCTTGACTAAGACTTTGTTCTGTTGTTGACCCGTTTAGAAAAAATGGATTGAGTGTCATTACTTACTCCTCAACCGATTAGATCCATTGGGGGAAGTTCATAGTAAGAGGACATTTCTTCTCGGATTTTATCAACCTCTCTCTGTCCGTCTTCGTAAATTTCTCTTCCGTTAAATTCAATACCACCAGGAAGTTTAACACCCTGGAACTTAATGAGATTTTGACCCCACTGTTTCTTGATAAGAGCAACCAGATAACGCTTCAAGAATGAATCATTCCAAATTCTGGAATAATCATTTCCATCCATCGCTACCCAACAATCAAGAATAATAAAGTCACCAACTTGAATTGTATCCCAATCAACATCCAAGTAAAGTCTGTCTTGTCTTTGATTGAAACGAATTTGTTTGTGTGTATTCAAAAGGAAGTTGAGTGTCTCAAGATAACTCATTGCCATTGAGTAACTCAACAGATCCGTTTGTCCCCAATAATAAATGTCGTTGAGGAACAACTGATATTTGAAACTAAACAGGTTTGCAGTGTTGACACCTTGTGCATCATCCCACTGGAATGCTTTATCCACGCCAATAACATTGGGTG